CTCAAACGCTGCACCTTTGTTTCTGCTGTTTACCATTAATCTAACTCATTAAAAATATATATTGCTGCTATAACGCTGATGACAGCACCTATAGCCACTAAGCCAAACACTGCACCAATAAAATATAGAATCCACTCAATCATTGAAATCAGTCCTTACAACTCTTCCACTTTGATATTGTATTTCTCTGTAATGTTCACCAGCTCCTTTCTGAAAGTAATACATCTTGATTGATTTATCTAACTTCTCTTGTTCTAGTTCTTCTCTACGCTTTGATACCGCTTTACTATTTTGACCCATTTTTTTTCTCCGCTTTGTAAGAACACATGCCTAGCTTTAATACCATCTGAGATGCAGTCTCAATATTCATGTTATTTTTAATTGCGAATATCTTGATCTCCTTGTGTAAATCTTCCGATATCCAAAGTGCTTTTTTTGTTTTTTCGTCCATTCTGACTCTCCTTTTTTATATTAATATTTATTTGATAATAAAGCTAGAACTTTATTACCTACTTCTCCAAAAACTGTATACTAGGTTCAAGGGCAAAGGATAAACTCTCCAAATACTTAATACTCTCATATATCTATTTGCCCTTTCTATAAAACCAAATCCACAACATTAGGACTATTGTAAATAGTAAGAGGCTTACCTTTTTGATATTCCTTATACTCTTCTAAATAGTTCTCCATCATTGTCCAGCCATAATCCATTTGCTCTTTAGTAATCCTAAACACCTTAGAAGCATAGGGCTGTGTTTTCTCTTGTGCTATAAACACAAAGTCTGTTACATCATATCCAGCCATCTGTAACCCTCTTCTATAAAATGATGCTTGTAAGTCATAGCCATACTTTTTAACTGACTTGTTAAAAGCATAAGGTTCGCAAGATATAGTGGTCTTGTAATCTACTATTACTATTTGATTATCTGAGTTAGGTTTATCTAGTGGCGGACACATCAAATCAGGTCTGCATTTACAAAGCACATCATCTTCGTACCAGTAGATACTAGCTTCAGCTAATTTGCCTTTTGCGTTCAAGTAAGCATTACCTTCGTAAATCATATTTGCCTTCATATCAAAGATCATATTCGCATCATCTTCTTTTAAGACTATATAACCCAATGCTTCAAACTCAGCCTTCTCTTCTTTATAGGCTTTAGTGTAAGGAGAGCCTGTAAGAACTCTTACTTCTTTATCAAAAGCCTCTTTACCTTCTACTAATAAAGAATGAGCTGCTGTGCCAAACTTTAATGCAGGAGTAGATTCAGACTTATGATTAACTGCGTGTAATTGCGATTGACCAAATCTTCTAACATAACTACTGCTTATACCTACGCCAGCATGGTAATCTTCGTTAGGTATATCTTTGTAGATAAGTGCCTGTCCTCTTTGCTCAGATGCAAAGTTCTTTAATGATTCAATCTTCATGTATTAGCTCCCATTAGATAAGCTATCTCAGTCAAGGAATCTCTGACTATATATTCTCTTTCATCTACTTGAACTTTGTTCTCTCCAGTAAATACATCTCTGTAGTAACCTCTTATTTGCCTTTTTGCTAAGATCAAGGGTTTTACTTTACCTACTTCGTTTAATGTTATTTCTCTCATTTGTTATTCCTGTCTCTGATAATTAATGCAGCACCATAACAAAGATATGCCATAACACTTAACAACACTAATGCTTGTAATTTTTCTATCATAATTAACTCCTCCATTTAATATAAATATATTAAATTATATTTATATAATATGCAAGGATTAAATTATAGGATTTAAAACAGGAACTGAGCTTAGAGTAGCAAGAGTTTCTTGCAGAGAATCTAGCTCCATAGTTTCAGTGATGGCCTTTTTGTCAAAGGTAAAATAGTTTTGTGATGATGTGTTAGGTTTAAACATGATTCTCTTTTGCTCATCATCAAAGAATACAAAAGCTAGAATGTCGCAAGTATATTGTCTATAAGTTTCAGATTGTGATCTTGAGTTCTCAGCAGCAAAGACAAACTTCTTTTCTTTAGTTGCCCTTCTGCTTTTTACCTGCACAGTATATTTGGCTGACCCAAATTCAACCATTAAATCAGCAGGATGTTTTTCTTGGGTTGGGAAACAAAAGTCAGCGTATTCAAGCAAGAATGTTTGTACTAAGGATTCACCCAAAGCACCAAGTCTTGAATTATTTTGATGTTGATCTGATGTCTTTCTTGGCATTTTGACATAAGGCTAGTTTTCTTGAGTTTCTAGCTGCCCTGTTTGGTGTTTGAACTGCATACTTGCTTCTTAATACTTCCTCTGATGCTTCTAACCAACAACCCATCTCCATCAGAGCTCGTGTTTGTCTAAAATTCATAAATCCCGTGATTCCAAGCTGGAACGCCATGTCCACACATACTTCTTGAGCTGGTACAGGGAAACTTCTCCATACTTCCCATACCTTATCTAAATTAGCTACAACTCTATTGATATCATTTTCCAAAAGATACATGGCTTCATCTTCTGATATGCCATTCTTATCTAAGCAACGACCTACGCCAATAGTGTCATATCCTAAACTATCTTTATAGACTTGCAGAACTAATCCTTCATTCTTGATTAGCATTTCTTTTATGTTTTCGTACATTATTTTGTTAATCCCTTAGTTTTCTCATAGCTCCTCATACCACCTAAACCTAACATACCCATTAATACAGGTAGCATAGTAGATGTATCAGCTTGTGGCACATCAATTCCAAAAGGTGCTAATAAAGGACTAATGAGAAAGTTAACTGCAAAACCTGCAACACATACCCAAGCTGTTGCTGGTCTCCAAGATGATTGAAACCAATTACCTTTAGCTTCTTCTTTGTTGACTTCTATTTGTGCTTTTGCAATTTCGTGAATATGTTTTTCAGACATGGTTGCAAGTTCATGTGCAATCTTTTGTTTGACATCAGCATCAGGAATGAATTTATCAAGAATTTCGCTGATAGGTTTGATAAGTTTGTCTATCATAGGTTTTTGTTTGTTAGATTAATCCTCTAACTATAATGGTAATTAAGGATGCAACTATTGTTGTAAGACCGCCTAGAAGCCAAAGTCTCATACTATTTATTGATGCTTGTAAGTCATCAGTTTTTCTATAAATAGTTTTCCACCTTTCTTCGCACATTTTTTCATGAACTCTTAAATCTGAATGTACATCATTGGCGGTCTTTCTAGGCATTATTCTTCCTCTACTACCTCAACCTCTTCATTTGTAGTATTGATAGCTCTATCAAATGATTGAATACATAGATTCTTATATTCATCTGTAATGACATAATCATCATAGTATTCTTGAAGTCTAGCTAGTTTTTTACCAGCAATGTTTAGCTTAGCAGCTAGTGCCATTTGCTCTTCATTTAGATCAGCAGCTCTATATTCAGTGCCATTAAATGTAATTATTACTGGTTCTTGATTTTCCATCTTATTTTCTTCTTTACTCATTTAACTCTCCTATAAGTTTATTAAAATTAAATTATATACTAAGAATTATTTTCTATGTAAGTTTTACCAGTAGAAATTGCATCATTATATGAAGATAAATCTTCATCACTACCAGCTACATCAGGGTCTGTATAGGCTAAAACGATTTCCAAGTGGTCTACGTTTCTTTGTACCATATCGTTGATTTCTGATTGCTCCATGCCTTCAACATTCCAACTTCCAGCGTTTACTTCGTTAATTAAAGTTACGCTATCTGTTGCTGCTGTTAAGACACTACTTACTGTTTTAGGTTCTATAGTCATATTATTCTCCTTGTTATCCTTCTAGGGTTTCTATTCTTGTTGTTAATGCTTCTATTTTAGCATCTGCTTCTTGCAAAGCTTTGACTAAAATTGGTATTAATTGGGTTTCCGTTAATTTTAAAGAGTTTGTATTTGATGTGTTTACTATATGGTCATCAGTCCATCCTATTGAGTTTTCAATTGCTTTTATTTCTTGGGCTAAAAACCCTAGTTGTTTATCTGATGATTTTTTACTATGGTCTCTTTCACCATATTTTTCATGTGTATTTGGATAATAATTATCTCTATTATCCCAAACATAAGTAACAGGTCTCATTTGTTTTACGAAATTTAGTCCTGCATTATCAGGTAAGTTTGTTATATCTGTTTTATCTCTTTCATCAGAACCAACAGTTAAAGCAACTTTTGCTTCAAAATTAGTGATTGCATTATTACCAAGAATAATATTATTACTTCCAGTTGTTATATTTGCTAGAGAGTCTGTTCCTGCACCTCTACCAACACAAAGATTATTACTACCAGTAGTTATATGATTACCTGCATTACTTCCCAAAACTGTATTATTACTTCCAGTTGTGAGACCTAATCCACATTGACCAATACCAGTATTAGAAGCACCTGTAGTTACATTAAATAAACAAGCATCACCTACAGCAGTATTTAGACCAGCAGTACAATCTTCTAATGCTCTAGAACCAATACCACAATTTGAACCGCCTGTAGTATTACTTGTTAAAGCATTTTGACCAACTGCTGTGTTATATATAGCTGTAGTGAGTTTACCTAGTGCATGAGAACCTACAGCAGTATTATCAGAACCACTGCAACTAGCAGCATCCATAGAATAATGACCTATAGCAGTATTATCATCTCCTGTACAACTTCGTAAAGTTTCATTACCCAATGATACATTACGAGTACCTGTGGCATATCTTTGAGATTCTGTACCTACAGCAACACAGTTTGTTATAGTTCCAGTTTGTAAGGCTAAGTTACCAACTGCTGTGTTATAGCTACCTGTTGTATTACTGTATAAAGAGTAACGACCAATTGCTGAATTTTCTACACCAGTTGTATTGAAACGACCAGCAAAATATCCTATTGCAGTATTACCAGTAGCTGTATTATTGTTTAATGATTTGTGTCCAACAGTTGTATTTTCACTACCATCTGTGTTACTTGTTAAACCTTCTACACCAACTGCAACATTTCCAGTACCTGTAGTGTTTGCTGAAAGAGCTGAATCACCAAGAGCAACATTATTTGAAGCAGTGGTATTAGCTACTAAAGCATTTCTACCTAAAGCTGTATTCGAACCACCTGTAGTGTTTGCTTCTAATGCTAAAAATCCAACTGCTGTGTTATTAGAGGCTGTGGTGTTAGAAAAAAGAGCATCTTTACCAATTGCTGTGTTACTAGCACCAGAAGTATTTGTTTTAGCAGCATCTGTACCAACTGCTGTATTACCAGTAGCTGTATTGTTTTCTAAAGCACTATGACCAATTGCGACATTTGCAAGACCAGTTAAATTATCTTGTAAAGCTAATGACCCAATCGCAGTGTTGTTTGTACCTGTAGTGTTTTCTTGTAAAGCTGAATTACCAACTGCAACATTATCTGAGCCTGTAGTATTACCAAATAAAGCTGCTGGACCAACCCCTGTATTTTTTGTACCTGTTGTATTAGCTGTCATTGCTCTTTCACCAATAGCAACATTCCTATCTGCTGTCGTATTAGCGTCAAGTGCTAAATAACCTACTGCGGTATTTGAAGCACCTGTAGTGTTTGCTGCTAATGATTGATAGCCTAAAGCTGTATTACTAGAAGCTGTGGTGTTTGATGTTAAAGAACCTCTACCAATAGCAGTATTGTTTGAGCCTGTAGTATTACCAGCTAATGCACCACTACCAAAAGCAGCATTATAATTTCCTTCAGTTAAAGATGTAGACGATTCTCTACCAACAGAAGTATTTTGTTGTCCTGTTGTTAATGAAGCAAAAACACTATCACCTAAAGCTACATTATTTGTACCAGTTGGATAATTACCATCAAGTTTAATTGTTCCACCATCTACTGAGAGGTTACCGCTTAGATTTAATGTTGAACCATCAAAAGTAAGATTTGTTTCACCATTTAATGTATTAGCAGTACCACTACCTGTAATAACTCTATTATCAGCATTGTTGTTAATAGTAGTTCCTGAGACTGATGAAAAAGATAAATTACCAGCACCATCAGTTGTAAGAACTTGACCGCTAGTACCATCAGTTACATTTATTTCTGATATGCCAACTGTATTTGCATCAATAGAAGCTGATAAAGCTACATTACCAGTTCCATCAAAAGAAACTGCTGAAGCTGTTATGTCTCCTGCAATACTAAAATCTCTTGCTGTAGCTAAAGCTGTTGCTGTTCCTGCATTACCTGTAGCTGAAGCTGCAACTACATTTAAAGCATCTACAAATGATTTAGTTACTCTTGCATCAATAGCACTATTAGCTCTTGCATCAGTGTAATAAAGGTTTGTAGTTCCTTCGCTGACTGTATCAGTATCGCCTTGAGTATAAGATAAAACACCTGTTGTTGAGTTATAGGATAATTGTGTTGAATCTTCGCTTATAGAAGCTCTTGCTCTAGCATCTGTATAATAAAGGTTAGAGCCTTCAGCTAAATCGCCAGTGTCTTTTGTTGCAAGTCTTGTATCAAAATCAGTGTTAGCTCTTGCGCTTGTATAATATAAATTAGTACCTTCTGATAGATCACTTGTAGACTTGCCACCAAATGCAGAATCAAATCTTGTAGAAGTATAGTAAAGATTGCTAGTGCCTTCAGATACATCATCAGTATCTTTGCTTGCTAGTCTTGTATCAAATCTAGCATCTGTATAATAAAGGTTAGAGCCTTCAGATAAGTCTGAAGTAGATTTAGAACTTAAATCTAAATTAGCTCCTGTTTGTAAATTGATTCTAGTATCTGCTCTTGCGTTGGTGAAGTAAACATTAGTTGAACCCTCACCAATATCATCAGTATCTAATACAACAGCACCAGTTTGTGTATTTACACTTGTTACTGGAGATGCAGATTGAGTAAAGCTAATAACACCAGTTGAACTATTATAAGAAATATCACCAGTTGCAGATATAGCAGCTCTTGACCTTGCATCTGTATAATATAAGTTTGACCCTTCTGCTAAATCATCAGTATCGTGATTAGATAAGCTAGAAACTGTACCTGTAACTGCTCCTTCTAAATTAGCAACTAAAGTACCAAGTGAATTAAGAGTAATATTGCCTGTAGCACTACCATCTGCTGTTGTTAATCCTAATGTAAATTTATCTACTGACTCATCCCACATAAAGATACTATTATCAGCAGTACCTCTATTAATAAGCATACCTGAATCATTTACAGGACTACCTGTTAATCCTGCATTAAGCTGGAATAAGTTATCTTCTATATCAAGATTTGTTGTATCAAGTGATGTAAGAGTTCCATTAACAGTAAGATTACCTGCTACTGTTAGATCAGATGCAATTTGCACATCATCAGGTAGCGATAGTGTTATATCAGCAGACTCACTACCACTTCCTGACACTGTAATCTTATTAGCAGTTCCTGTTATTGTTGAAACATAATTACCTGTAGTATCAGTTCCTAATGCAACTGAATCAGCAGCAACACTAGTAGCTTGTATTCCAAGAGCATCAACAAATGCTTTAGTAACTCTAGCATCAATAGCTGAATTTGCTCTTGTATCTGTATAGTATAAATTTGTGTTTTCTGTTAGATCAGCAGTTGTCTTATTATTAAAAGCAGAATTAAATCTTGACTGTGTGTAATATAAATTAGTTGACCCTTCACTTAAATCATCTGTATCTTTAGATGTAAAAGCTGAATCAAATCTAGCTGTTGTGTAATATAGGTTAGTGCCTTCTGCTAAATTAGTTGTAGACTTAGTTGCAAGTCTTGTATCAAAATCTGTATTTGCTCTACCTGATGTATAGTATAAATTTGTAGTTCCTTCAGTTAAATCATCAGTATCTTTGGTAGCTAATCTTGTATCAAATGCAGAATTTACTCTTGCATCTGTATAATAAAGATTAGAACCTTCAGTCAAGTCACCTGTATCTTTAGTAGCTAGTCTAGTATCAAAATCTGAATTAACTCTAGCTGTTGTGTAATATAAGTTGCTACCTTCAGTTAAATCACCTGTATCTTTGGTAGCTAATCTTGAATCAAAATCTGTATTTGCTCTTGTAGTTGTGTAGTAAAGATTAGTATTCTCAACAACAATAGAAGTATCTAAAGTTGCAGTAGATGATTGGTTAGAACCATTACCTATAAATATCTTGCCATTATCTAAGTTAGGAGTAGCGTTACTTCTTCCAGCACCACCTACTTTAATAGAACCATTAACAGCATGACTTCTTAACACCTTACCTATGTTTTGTATTTGTGCTGATTCTCCACTTGGAGCTGTAGTTGTATATTCACCTGCTGTTGTAGATACATAAAGTATTTCACCTACTGATTCATTTGAAGTATCTATAGAAGTTAAATTACCAAAAGTAACTATTTGCAGATTGTTATTAGCATTAGCATCTTCTATTGCCATACCAAATGCAGGCATTTTAGAAGCATCATCAGCTTTTGCTTTACCTACTGTTGTTGTATTTCCTGAAACACCTGATACATAAACAACATCACCCTTAGATAAGGCTTCATCTGTTTTGGCTGTAAACCTAACAGCACCATCTAAGTCTCCAACAAATTCATCTGTTGCAGTAACTAAATTAAATGTCACATCATCAGTTGTAGCTACAGATTGTCCTATAGCAATACTAGGAGTAGAACCTTCACCAGTTCCACCTGTTACTGTTACACCAGTTCCACCTGACATAGATTCAACATAATCACCAGTTGTATCAGTTCCCAGTGTTATTGAATTAATTTGCACAACTGTATCTATATCAACATTAGTACTACCATCAAAAGATACTGATCCAACTACATCACCTGATAAAGATATAGTTCTTGCTGTGCTTAGAGTATCAGCAGAATCAGCATTACCTGTTAAGTCTCCAGTAACATTACCTGTAACATTACCTGTTAAGTTACCAGTAACATCTCCTGTTAAATTCCCAGTAAATGTATTAGATGCAGTAATACTAACACCTGTAGTAATCCAAGCATTATCAGCAGCGTTTCTTATCTTCAATACACTGCTAGATGTATCTACCCATAATTGATGGGCAAATGTAGTTGATGGTTCTGTTGAGCCACTATTAACAGTTGCAATAGCTAAAAGAGCATTGTTTAAATCTGCTCTAAAATCTGCACCTGATTGGTTTTCTATGTTGTAATCGTGTTGTGCCATATTAAAATCTCTTTTCTATTAATTTTATACCTATCTTAAATATTTATAAATTCTTTTTCATTAGTAAATCATTTTTTTATTCATTCAGTTTCGGTAGGATTAGGAGCACCATATAATAAATTTGTAAATGCATAATTAATATTATCATTACTTTCATAAAAGCTATTAATCCAATCCTCTGCTATTTCATTTGTTACTTCATCTATATCAATAAAAGATTCATTAGATGTGTTAATTTGAGAGGGATTAAAACAAATCATTTCATCTTCTAATGTATAAGTATTACCACTACCATCATTATCAGTGCCTACTAATCTGTAATGAATATTATATACAATACTTTTACCGCCTTCCTCTATTGGTTTTGCATAAATATTTTTAACTGTAACCTCAGTTGAAAAAGTATGAACATCTGAAACATTATCATTCCATGGCATTTTTATCTCCTATGTACTAAATTTAACCAATCTAACATCACATCCACCAATATATTGTGTATTACTATCACCTTCTGCATATATAAAAAAGTTTAATGTACCCGTGCCTGTATATCGAAAAGCTATAGGAATATTCCCACTATCTTTTGCTGTAGTTAATCTACTTGCAGTAATCCATCCACCAGTTAAATATTCTAAATCTGTAGAAACATAAATAGCATGAGAAGCACTTTCTGTAATTTTTGTAACATCATAAAATGAAACTACTGTATTAACATCGTAACTTGATCCTGAACCATAAGTGCCATCTGACACTAGAAAACTTATACCTTTAACTTGTCCAGCAAAAGAGCCTTTATATACTCTTACATAACCAGTATAAAAACCTGCTCCTGACCCTATTTCTGCTACATGACGATAATTTAAATCGTTTTCATTCCAATAGCCTAAAGTAGTACCTGTTTTTTCACCGCCATTAGTAGGTAAAAATAAGTCTGTAGTTATAATTTTATCTGCTGTAATTTGATTTGCTGCAATTTTATCATTAATAATAGCATTATCTTTTATTTGTCCTGTATCTACTCCGCCTGATTTAATGATTAGATTACCACTTCCGTCAGTGTCTAAAGTAACTCCATCAATTAATATTTTATCTGCTGACAAGTTATTTATTCTTGCATTATCAATAAGTACAGAACCACCACTAACAACAAAAGGACTTACACTTGAGCCAGCATCATTATCAATTTTAAAAGTATCAGCTAAGAAAGCTATTGTGCTAGTTGCTCCTGTTCCTGCATCGGCATTACTCTCAAGAACCATTTGTGCAACTTTGCCATTTGCATTTAGTTGTAATACATAAGATGCAGATGCGTTGCCATTAATATCTGTTATTGCTGTTGCGTTTGTTGTGATAGATGCTGTATTACCATTAACTGTAGAGGTTAAAGATGTAATATCTGCTGCTAAAGCAGAATCTGCATTTGCTCTTGTTACTGATTCAGAAGTAATATTTGCAGTATTTGAATTAACAGTAGAGGTCAAACTAGTTATGTCTGCTGCTAATGCTGTATCTGCATTTGCTCTTGTTGTGGCCTCACTACTAATAGATGCAGTGTTGCCATTAACTGTAGAGGTTAAAGATGTAATATCTGCCGCTAAAGCAGAATCGGCATTTGCTCTTGTTGTTTGTTCAGTAGTTATTGCTGAAGTATTACTATTAACTGTAGATGTAAGACTGGTTATTGCACTTGCATTGGCTGAAGTATCAGTTGTAAGAGTAACTATATCACTTTGAGCTGTAGCTATATTTGAGCTGTTAGTTGTTACAGTAGAGCTTAATGAATTATATAAAGTTACTAATGAAGAATCTCTAGCTTTTTCCCAACCATTATTAGATGAGTTTCTTACATAAATTTGATTATCATCATCGGTATCTGCCCACAAATCTTGTGCTTGTAATGCAGAGCCATCATTTCTTGTTGTTGGTGCTGAAGTAGATTTTATTAATTGAGTTGAGTCAACGCCACCAGCATTAATTGCAGATTGTACTTCTGCTGCTAATGCGTCTAAATCAACAGCACCATCTTGTATATCTCCTGAACCTGTTGGTGGAGTTCCAACAGTAAAATTACCTGTGGTTGGGAATCTTGCTGGACTAGATTCAACACCTAAAGTATTTAAAGAAGTAATATTAGCAACAAATAAACCAGTAGGTATAAAAGTTAAATCACAACTCTCTACATCTACCATTCTGTTCATTAGCTGATTGCCTGAACTATCTACAACATTAACTCTATATTGATAATCAGGAAAATCTGTTGGTTCATCCCAAGATAAAAATGGTCTGCCTGTAGGACTAGAATCACTATCAGTGAAACTTATGTTAGTTGGGGGTTTAACTGCATAAGCAGAAGGTAGGTTAGCTAACTCTTCTACTGGTTCTTGGGGTGGTACTTCCCATGTATAAACATCAAAGTATTCTATTAAGCTAACAGCAACTAAACCATTAGATTGCAATTCTAATGCTTCTACTCTACAAACTTTACCTGAGAATCCTAAACCTGCATAAGTTAAATCTACTATATCTCCTACATTTAACTTATACATCTCAGGAGTTCCTAAGAACTGCATAGTTGTTTGATTTCTACTTCTAGTTAAGATTGCTTTACCCATGTTATAAGCAATATATGGGTCAGTTATATAAGGGAACTCAGCCTTTATTTCTAATATTTCATCACCATCATCTGAGTAATATTCAGGCGTTGCATCATGTAAAACTGTAGCTGTATCTAATTCATATTTTTTATTAGCATTAAAGAACTCAACAATAACTTTATTTGCTTTTTTGTCTTTATTGCCATAATCAACTGATATACCAGCATCAGCAATAATATGATTATCATTAATACTAAATGATGAAGTGCCTGTATCTTCTATTGATAATTCATACTGACCATTAATATAAAGAAAAATACCCCTCATATTAGCAAGAAGCTCTTTCGCATTTTCCATTACATTTTTATTAGCATCTAAATAACCATTTGTAGTAAATCGTTTAACTTTTAGTAATGAAGAGCCAGTTTGAGAAGCATAATTACTACCAAAATAACTATTAATAAAAACAATATATTCTGCTGTTGAATCAAAGAATTGACTTCTTTGTATATCAATAATTTCATCACCATCTATAACACCATTACCATTAGAATCAAATAAATCTAATATTTCACCTATTTTATTTTGCCACCAATCTTCATTAGCATCTGCACCAGCTATTGTGAAAAAGTTATCACCACTATTTGCACTCCAAGTAAGTGATTGAGCAGTTCCATTAAAGTAAGGCTGATCAACCTGAGTATCACAAACATTAGCAGCAGAGCTAAATGTAGTCATATTAATTTGTGATGCTGTTAAACCTTTTCCATATTCATTGTTAGTAATGTAATCTAAAAATACTAAAGCTGGATTATCAGAATGTTTATAAGTAGTTGGAGTACCAAATTGTTGATTTGTATCTCTTGGGTCATAAATTCTTTTACCTTTAACCTGAACTGTTAGTTGTGGTACTCCTGCAAACATACCTTCTTTATCATACTTATAATGTGCTGCTATATAACATACTCCATTTAATTTATGTGATGAAGTCCAGTTAGGCATTGATGCAACAAGCATAGGGTCTGCTGTTTGTGATGCAGTACCATGATGAAGATTTAAAGTGATTCTATATCTTGCGTTTTGATTAGTACCAAACTGTCCTGCTCCAGCACTTGCAGTAGAACCAACTTGAGATACTGTATTTAAAGGCTGATGCCCATTGTAACCAGTTTGATTGTTTCTGTCTGAACCAACATAGCATCCATATTTAAATCTATTAGGGTCAGTTAAAGGATTGCCATCTAATTCAATCGTTCTATAAAGAATCTCATCACATTCACCAACTGATAGAGCATAAACTACAAACAAATGTCTTGAATCATTATTAGATACATCCATGTATACAATCTGAGCTCCCACTCTTCTTGTTCCATAAACAACAGGCATTTTGCCACCAGCAGCTACTTTGTTAGCTAATATATCTTGACCTTTAGCAAGCATTTGTCTAGCTTGCATAAAACCTTTAACACCTACTGCAAGTGTTGCAGCAGTAAGTATCATGTTTATCTTTCCTAAAGTATCGGCAGCTTTCCAAGTAGCTACAACCCAATTAAAAAATGTTACAAAAGGATTTGCCATTTAAATACCCCACCTAACATCTTTTTTAACTTGTGTTGCAAATTCCATACCCTTATCACCTGAACTAAAAGATTGTTGTGATTCATCAGAAAAATGTCTGCCTTTAGTTAAGTTCCAGTTTGCCCAATGTGAAGCTACAGTCATACTCAATGTTGAATCATTAATATTTTCTTGTATTGCTACATTTCTTATTTGACCTGTAAAATAATTAATTGCCCCTATAATAGTTTCATCTTCATTAAAGTAAGCTATATAAATCTCTACTGTTTTATCTGTAAATGCACCATCTTGAACTAAAGACCTTACTTCATTTGTTATATTAGAAAACCCTAAATTAATTTCATCTACTTGTAATTGACCTGTTTCAGTTGTTGAATCAACTGTTAAAAAACTACCACCAGCTTCATAGCTATTAGAATCATAAGTTACATTAGAATACCAATCAGTTAATCTGATAGTAGATGATAAATTTAGCTCAACTAAAAAAGCTGTTTTAGTTGCTGTTGATGATACTTGAGTTTGTAAATCAGTAGATAAACTTCTTGGCATTAGGTTATAACCTCTCTAACATCAAATGAAATACTGTAAAAACCGCTAGCATCTGTTGAATACATAATCTCATTATTTTCAAGATAAACAGTGAAACTAGGTTTGTTTACAGTAACAGCTTCATTATCTGCTAGAGATGCTACTAGATTTGGTGATATAAGAACAGTTAATGCTCCAGTACCATCAGAATCAATATCTGATTGAACCATGTAGACTTTACTATGATTTGCAAATTTAATTATGTCTCCAGCCTTTAAAGCACCTGTTTGACTAGCTGTAAAGCCATCTAAGACTATAGAAGCATCTCCTGATGTATGTGCTCCAACTACTTGAATATCTGTTTCTGCTTTGCCTGCACCTAAGTTATCTAAAGGTGCAACAATGGTAAAGTCCTCAAAAGAACCTTTTTGTTTTTGTAAAAATGCAAATACTTTTTGAGCCTTTTCTTGTTGTAAAGGTGGCATTGCAACTGTAAAAGAAAAATACTGAGCACCTATTTGTCTGACTTGTTTTCTACCTGATAAAGTCTGATTAACTAAGGTGGGTCTATTATCTTTAAAATTTAAACTTCTAAAATTGGGAGATGTTGGAAATTGTCCTGACATTATACGACTCCCATCTTGCCTTGATTATTCATGGCATTGTTTATGATTGATGTTATCAATCCTTTTCTTGATGCTAGTAACTGGTCAAATCCAGCAGCATCTACTGTTGATATATTAAAGTTGACTGTAGCACCCATACCCTGTCCTTTGGTATGATCTATAACAGTTTCATTAGGATGTAATATTGCAGGGAATCCACCCTTACCATCTACACCACCTGCTCTTGCACCAAATCCTGTAAAACCACCACCATCACCTGAAGGTATAGTTGTGGGAAGATTTAAAGATGATGTATCTATCTTTGGCTTAAACATACCACCAATTGATGCAAACATTTTGTCTATAACTAATTTTTGTACTGCTATTCTAATTAACTCTCTTACTATAGATGTGGCATAATCTTTAAATGATGCTTTACCTTTTTCTAAGAAATCCATTGTTAATTGAGTAACACCATCATAAGATTTTTTAAATACACCCTGCATTTCTTCTTGCATGGTTTTGATATTAGTAAAGAAATCCTTATAACCTTTTTCAGCATCCATTAAGAATTGTTCTAATGCTGACAATTCTTTAAATCCAGTCTTACCATCTCCATCACCACCATCAGGATCTCTACCAAGAAGCATGTCCATAAAAGATGGTATATTAATTTTTTTAAATTCTGCTTTTGTTCTTTTTTCTATATTTTTTGTTAATTGTACTATTTCTGCATCAAGCTCTTTATCCTTTTCTTTGAAGCTAATCATTTTTTGCAGCTCTTTAAATTTTATTTTAAATCTATCAATCATATTTGGTAACATTCTTTTAAATACTTCTTGAAAGACTGTTCCTATTTCATTTCTAAAAATATAAGCCGCAGAAAGCACAGCAGCAAAACCGCTTATTAAAGCAATAACTGGATTTGCTCTCATGGTTGCGTTTAATGCAACAAAACCTAATCTTAATTTATTTACAGCCAAAAGAGTTCCTGCAAGAACTGGTATCAATATTACATCTAAATTCTCAGCAAATTTATTTACTACAGCAGCAAAAGTTGAAAAACCATTAGTGGCTTTTTGCACATCACCAACAATAAATTGAAAGTTATTTCTTAAAGCTACGCCAGCCTGTCCTAGTGTCATGGGCATGTCTTTAATTTGGTCATTAGTTTCTTTCATGCCAGCTATTAATATTGGCATTACGACCTCGGCTGTTAATTTACCAGCATGACCAAACTCTCTAAGCTCACCAATAGTTTTACCTAATCCTTCAGCTAACATTTTTGTCAGAATGGTATTGTTTTCCATTACTGATCTAAGCTCATCACCTCTTAAAGCTCCTGAAGCCAAACCCTGTGCTAACTGTCTAGCAGAGTTATTTGCCTCTTGAGCATGAGAACCAGCAATAATAAAGGTATTTGCTACTGTTTGTGTAGCATCAGCAACATCTTTTTGCGTTGCACCCAAATGATCTGTAGCTAGTGCAAGCCTTGTATATAACATGGCAACAGCATCAAAATCTGATCTTGAATCAGAAGCGATTCTTCTCATGTGATTCATGGCTATTGCTGTCTTATCTGCACTACCAGTCAAGGCATTCATTCTATTTTCAACGCCTATCATCACGTTAGCAGCATTAACTATTTCTCTAACACTAAAAGCAGCAACAATAGTATTTCTCAGACTTGCTAAAGCCTGATTCGTACCATTAATATTTTTTTTAAAACTATTAACCGCTTTAGCAGATTTATCATTTCCAACAAAATTAAAATGAATATCTGATTTAGTTAGAGCTGCCATTCTTTTCTTCCTTTATTTCAAGATAAGCCAACCATCCTTGAAATTCCTCAACTGTCATTTCTTCAATTTCAGTTAAAGTCTTATTAAGTTTTTCAGCTAGTGCATATTTTATGTATAGCTGCTTATCTTGTATTACTTTTTTTTAACTTCTTCCTGCGAAACATTATTCATCATTTCGCTAGAAACTCTAATTAATACATCTCTATCAACCCTCTCCAATAAGGTTTTCTTATCAGCGATAGTAAATAACTTTTCTCCAGCTTCATCTAATGCTTTATAAATTAAAACATAAGCTAAAAGCTGTACGTCATCATCTTGAGCTAGTTTCATAAATTTAGAAGTCTCTGAAAGGGTTATTGGTTTGCAATAAATCTTTAAAGGACTATCTTCATCCTCACCCCATTCAGGGACTTCTATAATTCTAGTTTCTAGGCTATCAAAATGCTTCTTTGCGTTATCTATAACTGACATTTTCTTATACTGTTGTTGATGTTAATGCACCAGTTCCCTGAACTGAAACACTTGCTTCAACTAGACCATCAAATGATCCACTTCTTGTTACTCCAGTAACAATAGCTGAGCCAGTATAATAAGTATCACCTGATGTATCTCCTTCAGGATATACATTAAGAGTTACTTCTGAGCCAATGGTTAAAGCACCTTGACCACTAGTATCAGTCTCATCCCAAAATACATCTATACTTCCTGAGAAAGAAGTCAATGATGATTTATAAGTTCTAGCAGAATCACCCATTGAAGTATCTTCTAAAGTATCAGCAGTTTCCTCAAGTGAGTATGATCTAATTTCAGCTACAGCATTAGAACCGACTTTTACAGTTCCTTCACTTCCTTTATGTGTTGCCATTTTCTACCTCGTCTTTCGACTTTTTCTTAGAAGAAGATTTAATTTTATCTTGCGAATGGACTGCTTCCTCTTTCCAACCCATATTCAATAAAGACTCAACCTTAGAAGGATGAGCATCTATAGAAACCTTGCCATTTGGACTAATCATTTTCATAATTTGCCTCCTGTTAAACCGCTACATCAGGATTGGTTTCCTGCACATAGTAGTTAGTTAAAAATGTGAGAGATACATAACCCAGTGGTTTTTCTCCCTCTCCGTTAAACTCTATTTCAGTTGATTCTAAATAACAGTCTTTAGCTAATCCATCTAAAGTTCTATCTGCTGCTATTGCTTCTTCAACTTCTTTGCTTATTGTATCAATAGTATCATCAAAGTTACTAGTAGCTTTTGCATATCCTTCTACTACTACTGATAATTCTCTGCTCATAACTCTATCAGTACCTATCACTATAGGTTCAGATGTTTCTGACTTAGTGTAGATAACTAATGCTGGTACTGTTTCTAATGGATAAACCCTAGACTCATAAACTCTTGATCCAGTTGTTGTTAATCCAGTTAAAGTAGTACCAAACTTTTCTCTTATTTGCTGTCTTATATGATTTGCCATTACACTTCCTCTAACATTAATGCACTAAACCCTGTTCTATCTGCTTGTATATTAACAACAGTATAATTTTGTGCTGCTTTGAGTATATTACCATTTGTATCTTTTATTGCAGATACATCTAATCTATTTCCAAAAGCAATATTGGGAATATCTATGGTTCTGCAATAAGCTATTGGTTTTAATGCTTCTACACCAATACCTTCTTCTTGTTCTACATATTCATTATTTAGAATCACATTAATTGTTGTAGAAGTACCATTGTTTGTATAAACAGCAGAAACACCATGACCAAAATTTATATCTAAATATCCAGCCATATCTAATTCAGTTTCTAATCTAAATTGAGACATTATTGCTCCTCTAACACCACTGAAACTAAACCTGTATTATCAGGTTCTACTGTTTTAACTAAAAAGGTAGTTTCAGGTTTAAGGATATTGCCTTTATCAGTTGTTATTGCATCAACTACTAATCTATCTTCTTGCGAAATATAAGGCACATCAGATGATTTTAAAATTGCTCTTGGCTGATAGCCAGCAACAGGAACAGTGCCACCTTCTATATTGAAATATTCTTGGTCTATTATGATATTAACACTATAGGCATCACCTGAATCAATATCAAACCAAGTATCAATTAATCCCTGTCTTAAATCCCATAATGAAGATTGGACTTCAAAGAAAGTGGCAGTAACACCATGACCTGTTGTTGTATCAACATAGGCGTTAAAATCTGCTGCACTCTCTAAAGGCATGATTTATTTTTTAGCTCTAGTCTTAGGAGCTTTTACTTTTGAAGTTTCTAAACCTACACTTCTATCTTGTTTTTCAGCTTTAGGTTTAGCTGTATGAACTTCAGCTTTGCCATAACCACATAAAGCATGACCTTCATGCTCAGGTAGTTCAACTATATCACCAGCATGTACTTTAGAACCGCCAGCCATTGTATCTGTTAAGATTTTATATTTTTTCATATTTAAGTTGGGGGTATTACTACCCCCATTCCATTTAAGCATCAGC